TGAACGCGCCCTGCAGGAGATCGCGCTGCAGCGCCTGCTGCTCGCGCGCCTGCCGCAGCTGCTCGGCCTGCTTGGCGTAGGCGTCGGCGACCTGGTTGATGGCCGCGACCTGCTCGGGCGAGAGCTTGATCGAATCGAGGTCGGTCTGCCCCTTGCGGACGGCCTCTTCGCGCAGCTGCTTCAGCGCCTGTTGTTCGAGGTCGAGCGCCACCTTGCGGCGCTGCTGTTCCTCGAAGGAGAGGCCGAGCATTGAGGCCTCCTGTTCAAGCGCTGCCGTGCGGTCGCGGATGGACTGGATATCTTCGTTGATGCGATCGTCGGCGGTGAGGCGCTGCCCTCTGGAAGCCCTACGAGCCGCCGCCGCTGCTGCCTTGTCCTGCGCCGCAAGCACATCCTCGCGATTGGGTGCGCTTTCTGGCGTCGGCGCGCTGTCCGGCAGATTGAACCGCGGATCATACCCGCCCGTTTTGCCTGTCGGCGACCGGCCATTCGGAGAACCGGCTCCGCCGAATACCTTATCCACCTCGCCGGCGAGGGAAGCCATTGTCGGTATCAGGGCTGCTGCACGGCCAGCCAGGCTTTCCAGCATGACGATGAAGCTGTCGCCATTGATCTTGGCATCGGCGAATGTCGTTTTGGCCGCGTCGATGACGTCGTTGAAATCCTGCTGCGTGACCGAGCCGTTTTCGACCTGTTGCCGCAGTTCTTCGAACTTGTTGCGCAACTCCTGCGCGGCGGCATTTTCCCCGAGCGTGTTGAGCTTGTCCTGCAGGTCGGCGATCTCCGCCGTAGCATCGGCAAAACCCTCCACCAGCGGCTGGCCCGACGTTTCGCGGGCCGCGATGAGCGCATTGAGCTTGTCTTGTTGATCCGCTAGCCTCGCCTGCTCGTCGGCGTATGCCTTGAGCGCCGGCAATGCCGCGCCCCACTGCGCGGCGACCTTCTGAATGAGATCGGCTTCCCGTTTCAGCGTCTCTTCCGATTTCTCGCCGCCAGAAGCCAGCGACGCGAAATACTGGATGGCGGCGCCACCAAGCGTGATAAGCGCGATGGTGGCGAGCCCGACGGGATTGACCAGGGACGCGAAGGCTCCACCGATAGCGGTGACGGCACCCTTGGCGCCGGCCTCGCCGAGCGCCTGCTGGATCTGGGTGCCCTGCTGGATCGCGATGAGGAAAGGCGACTGGCCGCCGGCGAGCTGGACGCCGATGTCATTGAGCTGCGCGGCCAGGTTGCCTGTCTGGACCTTCGTGTTCTGGATCGACTTCGACAGCTTGTAGAAACCGGGTGTGCCGCGCGAGCCGACGCGCGCGAGCGCGTTCTCAGCCCGCGTGCCGGCTGCTTCGATGTCGGCGAAGTTCTGGTTTGCCGCCGCGCGCGACTTGGCCACGGCCTTGTCAAGCGCGTCGAACTTCGCTTCAAAGATCGCGAGCAGACGCTCGGCTTCGATCGCCATGGGAGGATACCTTGGAAAGCTGGTTGAAAGCGCTGATCGCGGCGGCTTGCATCGTCATCATCGCCGCGGGTGGCTATTTTCTTGCCGGCGAGCTTAGAGCCAAACGGGCGCGCGACGCCGCGGAACAACGCGCCTTAGACATCCTTGCCTGCAAGGGCTCTTTGCAGGCAACAAGCGATGCCCTGATCAACCTGCGCGAAGACTGTCTCAGCCGAGGTCTGATCACCGCAGACGAATACTGGGCCTCAAAGCAACCCAAGAGCTAATCAGTGCAGGGCTCTCGCCCTGGCATAGGCGAGTTCGAATTCATCCACGGTCGGCGGCGCTGGCGGCGCGTCTTCCGACGCATGCGCTGCGTTCCATGCCTTGACGATCGCGGTCCATTGACCAAGCGACAGCGCGCCAACGTTTGGAATGCCCATCAGGACGGCGTTGCCGTGGATGGCGCCGAAGTCGAGCCGTTTGACTTCGGCGCCGTCTGTTCCCCCGGCTGGTCATCCTCCAGTGATGGCGCATGAACCCGTTCCATCGCCGCGCGCAGGATGACCTCGCCGAGTGCCACGCTCTCGGCAAGCGGACGCTCGTCGACATAGCGCTTGACCAGCAGCCGCGCCTCGACCGGTTTCATTCCGCCGCCCATGAGCCCGAGGCGGATGGTCTCGGAATAATGCTTCAGGCGGGCGAAGGGCAATTGCGCGCTCATGGCGGAATAGAGCAGGAAGACCGACATATCGACGGTCGCTTCCAGCTCCTCGATCTCGGAGAGGCCAAGGCGGAAAGTGTGGGAACCTCCCGCCCATTCGAGATCGATGGCCCCGTGCCGGCTCATCAGGGATTTGCCGTCCAGGTGACCGCGCCGTCGGACACCAGCGTCACATTGGACGTGGCAACGTCTTTATTGCCGTCGCCGGTCACTTCGAACTGGGTCAGCTTGAAGGCACCTTGCCAGTAACCCGCCGGCGTGACGTTGAAACGGATATTCTTGGCGTCGTCGCTGTCAAACCACGCCCACCATTCGCCGATAGAAGCTGCATAGAGCATACCTGCTCCGGAAATGGTGGCCTGGAAGCCATCCTTGGTGACGGACTTCCAAGCCGGATCGTCCGGGTTGTCACAATCCGGCATGATCGTCTCGTTGGTCTCGGACGTGAACTGGATGCCGCGCTTGGTGTTGATAAGGCAGTCATGAGCGAAAGTTTCGGGCGAGGCACCGTCGCCAATCTGGACGAGAAGCTTCGACCCGGTGATTTTCGGGACAGCAGTCATGATGGTTCTCCTGGTGAGTTGCGCCCGTCCGGGCCGGTTAGGCCGGGTCTACCAAGGCCCGGAAGGAAACGACGGCATGTTCTGTCAGGCCGTCAGGGTCGCGGAAGAACCGCGTCGTTTCATGCTTGATCGACACGAGAGAGAAGCCGGCGATCGATGCAATGGCCTCCACGGCCGTCACGACCTGCGCGGCGAGCGTCTTGACCTCGATCTTTGAGCCGCTGTCCGGCCGCGACCAGCAATGGACGTCGGGGAACACCTGCCAACCGTTCTGGCAGGTGTTGGAATCGTCAATCACCTGCTCATCGCCGATCGTGATGCGCGGAAACGGATTGCTCTCGGGCACCTGGTCGAAGACGTTGCCACCGGCCAGCGTCGCTCCGTCCAGCGCGGCAAAGAGCGCCTTCTGCAATTCCGCGCCGATCATTTGCCGAAGGCCTTCCTTGCGCCGTTGCGGATCGAGCGCGACAGGCGCGACTTGGCGCGCTGGCGGGACAGGCGGTAGGCCGGGAAGAAGAACGGGCGCGCCGACGCGCCGGGATGATGCACCTCTTCAACCGCGGTGCCGTTGAAGCCCAGCACGCCGCCCGGCCGCTTCGGCTTGATCGTGTGAGCGGCGGTGCCGAACTCGACCAGCGACGCATACCAGGCGCGCGCGTCGCCGGCATGCACGGTCACGGATAGACCGGCTTCACCCTTGGCGGCGCGGGCATTGCCGCCCGACGTCTCAACGCCGCGAACGTTCGCATTCTCGGGCTGGAAGGCGCCGAAGCTGTAGCTGATGCTGTTCTTCAGCGCGCCGGTGTCGACGGGCGCGAAGCGCTTCGCCAGGTCGACCATCTCTCCGGCCGACGTTTCGAGCGCGGCACGCACTTCGTCGCGCAAGGCCTGCGGCAATGCCGCGATCTGCGCCAGGAACTTTTCCTTGCCCTTGATCTTCATCAGACCGCGACGCCCTTCTGGCACAGGAAATCGATGAACTGCCGGTCGGGGCCCGGCGTGATGTCGCGGATGTTGAAGACATCCCCTGTCCGCTTGTCGCGGATGCGCCAGTCGGTCGTGACGCCGCGCGTCAGCGACGAGGACCGCACGCGGATCACCTGAGGGTGCTGTCCCTCGAGGCGGGCCGCCTGGACGCTCTCACCGCCGCGCAGATGCAGATAGGCGGCACGGCATGCGAACTGCTCTGTAAAGGCCGTCGTGGTGCCGCCGGCGCCGTCCGACGCCGTGCCCTTCTTCTCAAAGGCGACGCTGTAGAACAGGTCACCGGCCGTCGGCTT